CAGGAATCAAGGAGAGGCGCAAGCCGTGCGCCACCTCACTGAGCAAGAAAGAGGCGCTGCAGATTCGATCCTACATGCAGACCCAGAAGAAGATGCTCGCAGCGTACGTGAAAAGGAGGACAGACAATGGCTGATCTGAAAGGGTTCGCCCAACACGGAGTCGACCTTACGGGCAAGACCCTCGGGAACCAAGCAGAAGCGAAGTGCCCCTTCTGCCGCAAGGTCAAGATGTACATCAATCAGGAGAACCGGTTGTGGGACTGCAAGTCGTGCGGCACCCATGGCAACTACGAGCAGTTCCTCGAACAGGTCGCCGAGCATAACGCGAAGAAGTCAGACGCGACGACGCTCAAGCCGCTGACCGAAGACAGGAAGCTCAAGGCGCGCACGCTCAAGATGTGGAAGGTCGGAGTCAATGGTGTGGGCTACACGTACCCTGCCTACCGGCTCGACAGCAAGGGCGCGCGTAAGGTGACGGACCTGCGCCGGTACAAGATCGGCCACCGGCCCATGAGCACCAAGGGCGGCAAGGTTGGTCTGGTCATGCCCAAGACGTGGCACGGGTCCAAGCGGATCTGGATCTGTGAGGGCGAGTGGGACGCGTTCGCGTGGAGCGAAGTGCTTTGGCGTCAGCGCATACAGGAAGACGTGGTCGGAGTCTGCGGTGCGGGCAACTTCCCCAGAGACCTGATCGATGTGTTCGCCAAGAAGGATGTGGTCCTGCTCTTCGACAACGACGAAGCGGGGCAGCGCGGCATGGCTCGGACGTGGAAGCTGTTGGAGCCGGTGGTCAAGTCCATGAAGCGATTGGAGTGGACGGAGAACCTGCCGAACGGCTTCGACATCCGAGACGCTTACGAGGTCGAGGAGTTCAGTGCGGTCAAGACCCTGAAGGTGGTCAAGAAGGGCCTGACCAAGGAGGACCCCAAAGCAGTACTGGCCGGAGCACCCGACACCCCAGAAGGGCGGCAGGTAATCCTCGGCGAGACAGACACCGGCACCCCTGACCCAGAAGGTGTCGGTATGCACCCCGAGCAGGTGGAGGCTGCATACAGGAAGTACCTCGACCTGCCGGACACGGAAGTCCTCGATGTGCTGTTCGGTGCAGCGCTTGCGAACCGGCTCGACAGCGACCCGCTGTGGATGTTCGTGATCGCCCCGCCGGGGGGTAGCAAGAGCGAACTGCTGATGAGCCTCAGTACCGCGCCCCTGATCCATGCGACGACGAGCCTGACCCCGCACGCGCTGATCAGTGGGATGCAGGGGCAGGGCGGCAGTGACCCGTCGCTCATCCCGAAGCTCGACGGCAAGGTGCTGATCGTGAAAGACTTCACCACGATCCTAGAGATGAACATGGCAGCGCGTGACGAGATCTTCGGGATCCTGCGTGATGCCTACGACCAGAAGATCGAGAAGCGATTCGGCAACGGGCTTGTGCGCAACTACGAAAGCAAGTTCGGCGTGATCGGTGGGGTGACCAACTACATCGACAAGCAGAGCAACACCAAGTCGATCCTCGGCGAGCGCTTCATCAAGTACCGGATCCCGATCTACGGCTCGATCAATGCGAACAAGACGACGATCATGCGGGCGCTCGACAACCTGACCGACAAGAGCAACATGCGAGAGCACCTGCAGGCGGTTGGCAAGACAGTACTCGACCGGCCTATCCCGAAGGACGCGTGGCCCACCATCCCCAGAGACATCAAGCTGCGGCTGACCGAGCTTGCTCAGTGGATCGCCTCCATGCGTGGGACGGTCGACCGTGAGCGGTACACCAACGCGCTGACCTTCAAGCCCACGGCAGAGATCGGCACGCGCCTTGCAACACAGCTTGCCATCCTCGGCAGCGGGATCGCGATCTACCAACACAAGAAGGAGGTCGACGATCGGATCTACCGGATCCTCGCGAAGGTTGCGTGCGACACAGCACCGGACAGGATCGAGGAACTGATCAAGCAGATGTACATCCGCAGTCAGGCCGACGAGTGGGTGCCGACCAAAGACATCGTCGGATGGGCGGGCATGGGACGCACGTCTGCGTACCTGCTCAAAGACATGGCGATGCTCAGCGTGGTCGAGAGCCGTGAGAGTCGCGAGAGCCAGTGGCGGCTCAAGCAAGCGGTGCGCAGGAAGATGGATCGCCTTCAGCTCTACACAAGGGAGAAGGCATGGATTATGTCGGACTGATCAGACAGGTGACCGATCACATGTGCCTGCCCGATTGGTATCATGAGGACGCTGCAATCAGTACCGGCTACCTTGCGATCAGAAAGGGCAAGGCAAAGTGGCAGGAGAAGCGAAAGGAAGTGAGCTGTACCTACCGGACGTTTTTGAAGAACCAGATTCGGTGGGCAATACAAGACGAGGTCCGACTACTGTGGCGGACCCTTTCAGTGGAGATTAGTTTGGAGGACATGTTGTATGGTTTGCGTGAAGAGTGAAAGAGAGAAGGGAGCCAAGGCAATGTCGAGACGCTTGTGGAAGTTCCTTGCCGAGGAGCTGAACACAGCAGTCAAGGCTCAGGACTACGCGGCAGCGGATCAAGTGGTTGATAGTGTCGCCCGCCTTGAGGGTTCGACGTTCGAGGCGGTGAAGCTGCGCATCTGCCTGACCCTCATGGGCAGCGACATCGTCGACATCATGGAGGAGCTTACCAAGAAGCTCACCGAAGACGATGGTTGAGGTACTGGCCTTTGTGCTCGGCTGCGTGTGCGGTCGGGCTTTGTGCAAGTGGGTCGCCCAGAAGTTCCTGACGGCGATGGCGACCCTGTTCGATGTATAGGAGGATCATGGTGAGCAGAGTCGCAGAAGGCATGGCGGTGTACCTCGGCGCGATGTCAATCGTGGGCCGCATCATGGGAGATCGTGAGCAGATGGTCGTGGCCGGACTCATGTCCGCTGCCTATTGGGTGATCGGATGTTGGCTGAAGGACAGGGAGGAGTGATGGAAGAGCAGATAGTAAGACCAAGAGAGTGGATAGGCGGCTTACTTATAAAATACAGCCCAGAGAAGCGAGAGGTAAAATACGCAATGCAGAATATGGGCATTCGTATTGAAGAGCTTGAGGCCGAGGTGAAGCGGTACAGACTGAAGTGGCAACAGGCCCTCATAGCATTAGAGAAATCACAGGCCGAGGTGGAGCGGTTGCGTGAGCTTGCAAAGAAAACGCTGTGGGAATTTGAGCATGACCAGATAAGGGTAGTGGGCGTGTGGCATGTTTTGAAAAACATAGCGGCGGGTGACCGCAGGGAGGAGTGAGATGAAAACGGCAAGAGGGTTGTTTGGACTCGGCGCGATCATATGCAGCACGTACGGCATGTGGCTCGTGTGGGAACCGCTCGGCCTAGTCACTGCAGCAGTGTGGTGCTACGGCATGGTGGACATTATCACGGTGGAGATGCACAGACAAGAAAAGGAGAAGCAAGATGGCGATCAAGATTAGCAAGAGCAAGTTCGAGCGGTACGTCGGCGTGCAGCGTTCGGGAGTCTGCAACATGTTCGACAAGATGGTGCAGGACCTCGCGAGCTTGACACAGGAAGAGCACCTCGACATCATCAAGAACTACGACGAGTATGCGAAGCGGTGGCCCGAGGTAGCGGAGGGAGCAGCATGACCAACGACGACGACCCCATGGTAGAGGTCTGCAAGATGTGCGGCGACTCGTACGAGTACGAACCGGAGACATGCTTCTGTGGCGTCATGAGTCCAGACGGCACGGACACCGGCGAGTGCTCGCCCTTCGTGAACCTGACAACCCTGTGCCCCAAGTGCACGGCTGAATGGGAGGAGCATCATGGCCAAGCTGCAGAAGAGTAAGAAGACCGGAAGGGATGAAGGCGTGCCCTGCCGTCTTGTGGTGCAGGATGACAAGAACGGAGACGTGTGGGTCAAGATCATGGACCCAGAGGGTCGTCTGCAGTACGCGAGCCTCTGCGTCACCCCAGAAGACCAAGCCGCCTTGCGCAAGCAGGCGGGCAGCACGTGGGAAGGTCTGGTCGTGTTCCATCACTACTGCGGCTTTACCCATTTCAATGAGGAGGTGGTCAAGTGCCTACGCGAACGACCCTCGGCAAGCGGTACGACGAAGAAGGCAACACGAAAGAAGAAGTCATCGGCAAAGCAATCGAGCACGTCCTCCAGAAAGCCGAAGCGAAAGCTCAAGAGGGTGCGCGCTCCAGAAGGATAAAGGCGTGGCACCAGTTCGTTGACAAGCAGAAGGAGAAACGGATCATGACCAAAGACGTGATCGTGTACGGCAAGGACAAGTGCAAGCTCTGTGACGCAGCCAAGGACAAGCTCAAGCGGATGGGTATCCCGTTCGAGTTCCGCCAGATGCAAGACGTGGTCGATGCCAAGATCCAAGACGTGGCCGCGCTCAGTGAGTACAGTATGCAGGGAGGGCAGCTGCCGATCATCGTGATCTACGACCGCGGCTATTCGTACCCCGCAGCGATGAAGTTCTTCAAGGGCAATGACCCAGAGGAAGAGGGCAGCTGACCCCACGGGGGGAAACTGCCGAGCGTGTTCGATTTGAGGAAACCATCGGGTGACCCAATATGCGCAAGCAGCGAAGCGACAAGAGTTTGTGAGATATGAGCGAAAACCCCCGCCATACCTCCCCCGTGTGGGTGTTGTCTTCTTTCGTGTGACCTATATTGTTTATTTATTTAAGAGAGTAGTTGCATGTAAGAAGGCAGTGTACACCATGGGGGGAGGTAGCTCGGGGGTATTTGTGAAAGGAGAGAGCGATGAGGAAGAAGTTGATTGCCCGACACAAGACAGAAGAGGAGATTGTGTTCGGGCTGCGGTACGACGAAGACAAGCAGGAGCTGTTCGTCGGAGGACCGGACACGATGCAGGCAGCAGTCACGGAAGCGATGCGTGAGTGCTTCGAGCTGATGACGGACTTCGCAGAGAACAACGCGTTCAAGAAAGGGCACCGGATGCGGCTGCTCTGGCGGGACGTCTCCGAGCGTCTGGAAGAAGGGCGTGCTCGGTCTCGCCAGAGAGTACAGGCTGCAGAAGGTGCGGTGCTTCAGACGGCTCACGTGGTGACCGGCTGACCCTGTGCCAAGCACTCCCCAGAGGAGCGCCCCACAAGACGCCCACACGGGCGCGGGGCGCTCCTCCCCTCCTACCCTACCCGCCACCGGTCAAAGCGCCCCACAGGCGCCCCCTGTGCCCCCTACAGGCACCCCTACCCTGACCCCCTACCCCCAGAAAAGCCAAAAAGCCCATAAAGCGCTCCTACGGGCGTTCGAGGAGCCTACCCTACCCGATACACGTCCAAAGAATCAAAGACGCTCTACGGGGCTAAAAAGCACGTTCACGGACGTCTAAAACCCCCCTACAGACCCACATATGCGGATTTCACCCCAAAATCGCCCATAGAGGGGGTTGTATAGGGGGGTTTTCCCTCGCGCGCAAGTCCTTATAGGGCAAGCGGTTGCCGGATTACCCCCGAGAGGGGTCCGGTAGGTAGACAAGGAGGAGCGAGCGATGGCCAAGCGAAGACTTGCAAAGCAGGGAGGGAAGAAGCAGGAGTTGATCATGCGACTGGTCGACGACCTGAACCCTGCCGAGTACAACCCGAGGAAGATGACAGAGGACGACGAGCGATCGATCATCGAGAGCGTGGAGAAGTTCGGATTCGTCGACCCGCTGATCGTGAACATGCACGAGGACCGGCGCAATGTGTTGGTGGGTGGACACCAGAGGCTGAAGGTAGCGAAGAAGCTCGGCCATGAAGAGGTGCCCACCGTCGAGGTCTGTCTGCCCGAGGCTGAAGAGCGCGAGCTGAACATCCGCCTGAACAAGAACCAAGGAAGGTGGGACTGGTCGATGTTGGAAGAGAACTTCGAGACAGACGAGCTGACCGACTGGGGCTTCAGTGAAGACGAGGTTGCGGACTTCGGCGTCGAGGACGGCAAGACAGACCTGCGCGAGGTGGACACGGACAAGCCACCTACCATGGCGTGGGTCCTGATCGGCGTCCCGATCGGAAGGTGGGGAGACATCGCCGAGATGGCCGAGGCTGCTGCCGAGATCCCCGACTCGATTGTGGAGACGACGGCGAATGGTTAAGACCAAGCAGACAGACAATCACAACCCTGCAGCCAAGCTCGACCTGCGTCGCCACTTCCTGCAAAAGTACCATAGCGATGAACCTGCCCGTGTGCTCGACTGCTGCATGGGCAGTGGTCTTTTGTGGGGAGAGCTGAAGGCTGAGTTTGAGGTAGAGTCGTATCTAGGGCTTGACCTCAAGGCGAAGAAGGGCAGGCTCAAGATCGACAGCGCGCGCTACCTGCAGGCAGGCGGGTGGGACCATGACGTGATCGACGTGGACACCTACGGCTCACCATGGAAGCACTGGTTTGCAATCCTCGAACAGGCGCAGCAGTCCGTGACCGTGTTCCTGACCATCGGCCTGATCCGCGTGAACGGTGGCGGCAACATGACAACGGTTGCGCAGGAAGCGCTTGGACTTGGCAAGCTCAAAGTCCCGAAGGCGATCATCGGAGCACTGCATCCTCACGCGACACGCGCGTGCATAGGCGCGCACGAGGGGATGGGGTGGCAGGTAGTGGAAGCACTGGAAGCATCGAACGACGGCACGGCACAGTACATAGGCATCAGGATGGAGCGGACCAGTGACGGCTAAGAAGACGACCAAGAAGAAGGTCACCAAGAAAGCGCCCGCGAAGAAGCGGGACATGAAGCTGAACCCAGAAGGGAAGGGCGGATGGCAGAAGGGCCAGAGCGGCAACCCCAAAGGCAGACCCCCAAAAGCGAAGTGCATCCCCGACCTGCTCAAGAAGATTGGCGAGGAGGAAGGCACCCGAGACGGAGAGAGCACCAAGCTAGAGGTGGTCCTGCGTCGCGTGTACAGCTACGCGCTACAGGGAAAGCCGTGGGCGGTGCAGTTCATCGCAGACCGGACGGAAGGCAAGCCGAAGCAGAGCATGGAGACAGAGGTGAACTTCAGCGGCAAGATGACGGTCACCGATGCGATGGCTTTGGTCCTCGACCCAGAAGGCAAGGGAGCCGATGACAGCGACGAGTGAGATCCCCGCACATCTGGTGGACGCGGTACGCCGGTACAATCAGCACGCAAGGCTGAAGCCGGTCGACCACGTGCGCAGGATGTACGGCGTCAGCCCACACGAGAGGCAGGAGCAGATCACCGAGGCGCTCATGGACCCAGAGGTCCGGCAGATCTCGTGGCGCTCAGCCAACGGTGTGGGCAAGACGTTCTGGACGGCGGTGCTCACTGCGCTGTATCTCGATGCGAACTGCCCGAGCTACGTCGTGCTGTCTGGTGCGTCGTGGACGGGCGTGCTGAAGACGATCATGCCGAGCCTGAGACGGCTCATCCGGCGCGCGCCTGTAGCACTGGGCGGCGACCCCATGGCAACGGAGTGGAGGCGTGGCGACCTGTGGGGAGCCTTCTGCGTCTCGCCCGATGTGCCTGAAGCGTTCGGCGGCTTCCGTACAGAACGCGGTGCCATGGTCATCGTCGACGAAGCGTCGAAGCTCAGCTATGAAGCGATGGAAGCGATTCAGGGCGTGTGCTCTGCAGAGGGCAGCAAGATCGTCCTGCTCGGAAACCCCCTCCGCCCAGAGGGCCCGTTCTACGATACGTTCAACAGCAGCGAGTGGCTGAACTTCCACAGCTCAGCCTTCGACGTGTGCGACCTCGGCATCGCGGGCCTTGCGACCCGTGAGTGGATCGAAGGGATGAAGGCGGAGTACGGCGAGAACAGCGGCGTGTACAAGGCACGCGTGAAAGGCGACTTCCCAGAGGGCGGTGACGACGTGCTTGTCCCGCTCAACTGGTTGAAGAACCTACTGGTGCCCAAGGTAGCGCGGCCCAAGGGCAAGCGGATCATGGGCGTGGACGTCGCGCGCTTCGGCGATGACCGGACGGTGGTTGTGGTCCGAGACGATCGCTGTGTGCGCGGCATGTGGGCATACGACAAGAAGAGCACCATGGAGACGGTGGGCCTGATTCAGCACCACGCGAGCAACGAAGGCGTGGAGGCTGAGAGTATCTACATCGACGACACCGGTCTCGGTGGTGGCGTGACGGATAGACTGCACGAGCTTGAGATCGACGTGACCCCTGTGAACTTCGGGGAGACGGCGCTTGACCGTGAGAGGTTCTTTAACTGCAGGACCGAGATGTACTGGGCGATCAGAAACGCCATGCGACCAGACGCCAAAGAAAAGCTGCTCATCCCGAAGCAGTACGCGGCTCTTGGCAAGGAGTGCACGTGGCCGAGATACACGATCCAGTCGGACCGGAAGATCAGACTTGAACCGAAGGACAAGATCAAAAAGCGAAGAGGTCGGAGTCCAGACCTTGCGGATGCCCTCGCATTAACGTACTATCACCAAGTGAATCAGTTCGGTATGGAGATGGCATGAGCAAGGGTAGCAGAGACAGGACAGCAGACCACGAGAAGTATCGAAGCGAACACGAGAGGATCTTCGCCCCACGCACGTGCACGCACGCGGGGCGCGGGATCGTCTGCCTGAAGTGTGAAGGTCCGGTGCACATGAACCCCGAGACCTACGAGATCGTCTGTGATGCAGGTTGTCACGAGCCATGGAGGAGAACATGATGAGTCCGTTCGACGAAGGCATGGCCAGAGTGACAGGCGAGTTCGAGCAGATGGAACAGAGAGGCGTGCCGGAGCACGTCCTCGATTCACTGGCCCAGTGGGTTGAGGACGCACTCCCGTGCTACCTCCGCCGAATGCAGAAGGGCGGGGGCAAGGTGGCGACCCTGATCAAGGACGACCGGCTTGTCCTCGCTCTGAAGCAGCGCGTGAAGCAGATGGGCTTCGCGCTGACCATGTTGGTCACGGCTGCGATCATGACAGGCTGCGCCACTCCCCCAGAAGAACCCCCAGTGACAGGCAGGGTCATCATGACCGACGACTTCGGCATCGAGGTGTACGACCCGAAGGCGGGCAAGCGCGGTATGGTGCACCTCCTGAAAGGGATGGTTATCGAGACCAGAGAGGAAGGGGGCTTTGAGTATGTCGTACCCGTCAAAGAGCAACCGACGTCCATGCCGAAACTGCGGGCGTGGTCTCATGATACCAGTGGAGAAGATCAACTGCATGGACCGGTGGAGATGTCTAACCTGTGGTCACGAGGCAAATGACCTGCCTCCGCAGTTGTGTGAACCGAAGCCCCCGAGGATCGAAAAATGATGAACTGGGTAAAGAGTTTGTTCGGTAGTAAAGAGAAGGGCCTGACCCAAGACGACGTGCTGCGTATCCTCGGCACTGGCAAAGAGGACGGACCATTCCCCGCTTTCTCTGACAAGACCAAGCTCGCGATGATCCAGAACAACAGTCTGGCGTACGCGTGCGTGAACAAGATCGCCACGAGCTACGCAGAGGCTCCGCTTGTGGTAGAGGCGTACGACGCCACGAATGACCGGTGGGTGATCCAGAAGGACAGTCCGTACATGCAGCCCTTCGTGATGAACCCACATGTCAGCGAGAACGACTACAAGCAGTATAGTCAGCTGCACATCCAAGCGACCGGCAAGGCGTACCTGTGGAAGTGGCGCTCCGACGACAAGGTGGTCCGAGAGCTGTGGCCTGTTCCGCCGCACTGGGTGACCCCGAACCTTGTGGAGTCCCTCGGCCTAGCACCTGACAGCCCCCGCGTGATCGAGAGCTTCACGATCAAGACGGAGCAGGGCAAGGAGTGGACGGTGCCCGTGGACGACATGGTCTACACCAAGTTCCCGCACCCGATGAACCTGTGGGACGGACTCGCCCCGATGGAAGCGGCGATCCGCCACATCTACCTTGACCAGAAAGCGACCGAGTACAAGGCCGAGAGTGTGACCAGTCTGGCAACCCCCGGCATCGTGGTCAAAACACGTAAGGCGATGGGACCGTCTCAGAAGGCAGACCTGCGTGCAGCGCTCCGGCGCAAGACAGGCACGGATCCGAGAGCCTCCGCGTTCCTGATCTCTGGTGACGAGGCGAGCATCGACTTCATCGACCCGCTGTCGAGCTTCGACTGGTCGACCTATGGAGACATCGACGAGAGCCGCGTGTGCGCCTGCTTTCAGGTGCCCCCGATCGTGGTCGGCCTGTGGGTTGGTCTCAAGAACTCGCCGTGGTCGAACACCGGTGAAGCCAAGAGGTGGTTCTACACGTCGACCCTTGCAGGTCTCTGGCAGAGCTTCGCAGACAGCTACACGTCGCAGCTCATACCCCCAGAGCTGCAGGGCCAGATCCGCTACTGCTTCGACACGACCGACATCAAGGAGCTGCAGGAGGACGAAGACCAGAGGGCAGAGCGTGCAGGCAAGCTGTTCGATCGCGGCGTGATCACGCGAGCCATGGCGAAGGAGATCATCGGCGAGGAATCAACCGACGACGACATGGTGTACAAGTACAATGCCAGTACGATGCTTGTGCCTGAAGGCGAGAGCGCCGAGATGGGCATGGGCGCGCTGACCGAGATCCCACTGGATGAACAGCTCCAGACAGAGGAGACCCTGTGACTGCGACTCTCGAAAGGAGACCAGTATGCAAGTCGACATCGGCACGCCGATCGCGTGCTTCCTCTTTGGTGTTGGGAGCACGATGCTCGTGTGGCTGCTCTGGCACTGCATCGCAGCCCATTGTCAAGAGTGCACGGCAGGAGCGTCTAGCCAAGAGGCGGCAGCGGACGATGCAGCTGTACGCTCAGAGGATGGAGCCGAAGCTCCGCCGTGCCTTGCGCGCGCAGACGCGCGAGAGCGTGCGTCGCGTGCGCGCGGGACAGGATCCGATCCCGCGAGATTTCAACACCCGATGGCAAGATCAGATTTTCGCGGCCATGCTCAAGGACGGTGTGGGTGCAGCGATGCAGGGGTGGAGCCTCGTTGACCGGCAGCACTTCAAAGCACCTGACCCCACAGACCCCGAGATCCTGATCGGCATCGGCGATGCAGGCGAAGGGTTCGACGACTTCACGACGATGCCCACCAAGCAGAGTGTGGCGCAGTACCTGTGGGACACGGCGGGCGACTCCGCTGACCTGCACGCGTCCACGATCGACGCGATCATGGCGCAGCTGCGTGACGAGGTGGTGGACGATGCAGGCACCTTGCGCGGCCTGACCAGTGGCGAGTTTGCCAAGCGTCTGATGGAGACCTTCGAGACGTGGGATCAGAACTACGCGCGGATGCTCGCACGGACGACCACGTCGTGGACCGAGAACGAAGGTGCCATGGGTCGCTATCAGCAGGCAGGGGTCAAGAAGGTCCAGTGGTACGCTACGGCGGACGAGCTGACCTGCCCCTTCTGCAGGGAGCTGCACGGCAAGGTGATCGCGATCGGTGACCCCTTCCTCGGAGCAGGTGACACGATGACCGGCACGGTGCAGGGCGCAGACGGGAAGAACCGCGAGGTCAGTATGCGTGGCGCACGTCGTGCAACGCAGCACCCGCCGGTGCACCCGAACTGCCGGTGCACGCTCCTGCCTGTGATCACAGAGATGGGATCTGAGGTGCCCCCGCTGCCCGCGCCTGCACCGAAGCCGCCGCAGCCTACACCGGATCCGGTCAAGCCGAAGCCTAAGCCAAAGCCCGCACCGAAGCCAGTGGAGCCAGAGCCTGAGACCCTTCCCCCAGAAACAGCCGGTAAGACCGAGGCTGCAGATCAGCCGTTCGAGACGGCGGAAGAGTGGCGGCAGTGGCTGCTCCAAAGGGACGAGGAAATCAAGCAGGAGACAGAGGCAAAGGTCAAGAAGTGGAAGGACCGGTACGACGAGGCGTTCGCCGAGTGGAAGGAAGCGTTGCGTCTGCAGGCTGCAGCCATTCGGGAGTTTGGTGAGGACAGTATCGAAGCGCATGACTTCACGGCAGCACGCAAGCGCGCCACGAAGAAGCTCAAGAAAGCGAAGAGGGATCTGAGCAAGCGGGACCTGAGTGGTCTGGATCATATCGCGCTGATGCGAGAAGAGCTACACAACCCGATCAACCAGAACCCGCTTCGCGTGCACGGCATCGGACAGAAGGTGGAGTACTTTGGTGGCGATGCTACGACGACCATCAACTCGACCATGCCGGAAGCGGTGAACGTGCGATTCAACGAGACGGTCGGAGAGGTGTCCAAGTTCTTCAGCGAGAGCGCGGCTGAAAAGCTCGTCGGACCCCCGCCCCCGCCACTGGGCGATCGCGACTATCCCGACGACGAGCTTGAGATCGAAGCGATGGAAGAGCGCGTGGCTCCGTTCAGCATGAAGATCCGTAAGGAGACCGACCCAACAGCGGGCGGGTCTTACGACAGCATCAAAGACGTCATGCGTCTTCGGAATCATAGTCACACAAGCACCATTGCCCACGAGTTCGGGCACGCTATCGGCAGCAAAAACAACGTGACGGGAACACCGGTGACCGGCGGCTACGCGGACACGCTCGCGCGGGACTTCTACCGGAAGCGTACTGCAGGCGAGGAGATCACGTGGGACGGCAGCTATGAAGTAAAGCGTGACCGGTGGATGAACACCTATACCGGACGCGTGTACAGGAAGGCTTCGTGGGATGACGTCAACGACCCGCATGGAGTGGAAGTCATGAGCACCGGCATCGAGCAGCTGTACGAGAACCCCTCGAAGTTCGCCCGAGAGGACCCAGACTTTTTCAACTTCATAATCTCAGTCGTGAAGGACGTGGAGTATGTGGAAGGAGAGCTGCCCCCGCTAGATCGGATACCGCAGCCCGAGCCGCTTCCACCGACTTTCTGGTAAGGATAGCAAATGCTGAAGATCAAGTATCTCGAAGCAGAGCTTGTGTGGGACGAAGACGACTGGGAGTGGAAGCCAGTGGAGAAGGGCCTGCTCGGCGAAGGGGTTGCAGAAGGAGTGAACGCGGTGACCCCAGACTCTTATCCGAACACCGGACCAGAGTCCCGCAGCCTACCCCCAGAAAGCCCGCGCTACCTGTATCGTGGTTTTCTGGAAGAGATTGGAGAAGCCCTTGAGGGCATAGAGGTTTTGGATTTACCAGTGGTCGAAGGTGCTCTACCTGTCGACGTGGTAGTGTAAAGGAGAGAACATGAATTGCCCGATCAAAGTGAAGAACCTGACACTCGATGGAACGTGGCAGCAGATGCGAATCAACCCTGAGTTTGTTGCGCTTGCACTGCAGGCACGCAACGCAGCGAACGCCTTGCAGGTGTCAAGGCCCGGCTGCTCCGACCTGTACTGGACCATTCAGGCAGGCAGCATTCTTGACATGAGCACCGGCAACTTCGTTGACGATGACTACATCAACGTCAAGGGTACGATCGGCGACGTGGCCGAGATGATCGGATTCGTTCGGGAGTAGACCATGGCACGCAAGCGTATGAGCAGGATTACACAGGACAACGCCGGACACCTGAGACGTGGCCGCATGACAGTGCAGCAGAAGTCGGCGGGACCGATCGTCCCTGCCGATACGCGCATCACGGAGAGTGGAGACATTCGCGTCACTGAAAGCGGCGACGCCAGATGGACCGAAGGAGATTAAACGATGGCAACGAAAATCACGGACATGACCGCAGCGGTCGCCGCTGCACTGACAGACCTTCTGGAGGTGACGCAAGACCCGAGCGGCACGCCGCTCACCAAGAGTCTTTCCATCCAGAAGGTGAAGGATCTCTTCGACTCGTACTTTGCAGCGCTCGCGCACGCGGCCACGCACACGAACGGGACGGACGACATCCAAGACGCAACCGCTGCCCAGAAAGGTCTGGCCACTGCGGCCCAGATTACGAAGCTCGATGGGATAGAGGCAGGTGCTGATGTAACCGACGCAGCCAACGTCAACCCTGTCGAGTCGGATCCGATCGTCGGCGCGGTGAACGGTCTGGTCAAGGCTAATGGTGCAGGTGCCATCAGCGCAGCAGTTGAGGACACCGACTATCAAGGCGTCTTGGCCGAGGGTGCTTTTGCAGATGGCGACAAGACCAAGCTCGACGGAATCGAGGCAGGTGCTGAAGTCAACAACATCAGTGATGTCAATGCAACCGATCTCACCGATGGCGGTGAGACTGCCTTGCATACACATGCAGCAGCAACACCGGCAGCACACGCAGCAAGCCATACCGATGGCACAGATGATATTCAGGATGCAACTGCAGCCCAGAAAGGTTTGGCGACCACGGCACAGATTACCAAGCTCGATGGAATCGAAGCACTCGCCGACGTAACCGACACTGCCAACGTAGACGCAGCCGGTGCCACCATGAACACCGACACCACACTGGTCGGCAACGGGTATTTCCTCGATGAAGACAACATGGCGAGCGATGACGCGACCAAGGTGCCAAGCCAACAGTCCGTCAAGGCGTATGTGGATAACAGCGTAACGCCTCCCGGCGGCGCAGACACTTACGTCCAGTTCAATGACTCGGGTGCCTTCGGTGGTGTTGCCGCTTTTGCATGGGACGGGACAAGGCTGTACGCACCGGACCTGCGACTGAGTAGCCTGAACACTGGTGACAACATTCTCACCACCGACACCGATGGTGACTTGCAAGAGAGTGGCGCAAAGGTTGAGACTGGCCCGACAGGTGGTAGCCTCATCAACTTGATTGAGTATGCGTCGACCCCGACTCCGATCGAATCGGGCGACCTCTGGGTCGAGGCGAAGGACGCATCGACGAAGACGCTCAACTTCTACAACGGTACCGATACATTCAGCGTTGACCTTTCGGTCTAAGGAGGAAGCATGGGCAACCGACTAAGACTATCAAAGCTCTGGAGTCCAAGTGAGATCACCACTCTCGGATGGTGGGATGCAGACGACGCAGGCACCATAACCGAATCGGGTGGTTTTGTCAGTCAGTGGGATGACAAGAGCGGCAACGATGATCACATGGTACAGGCAACAGCAGCAGACCAACCGCAGACAGGGGTGCATACTCTTGGAGGATTGAATACTATCAGCGCATATGATCTGGCTACAGGCGGCACCTTTATGAACGCACCTGTTACCTGTGGAGCTGACTTTATGTTCTTCTGCGCGATGAACCTATATGATGGTGTATTTAGTCAAGGACCATTCCAGTTGCCTCAATCTTCTGGAACTGATCGTTGGGGTTTGAGGTTCTACCGCAATAATAACCTCACGCTCACTGCGTATAGCAATGCAGGAGCAGATCTTGCACTGACAACAATAACCGGCACGGACAATCCGATGATCTGGGGTGGTGTGTTTGATGGTACAGGCGCAGGAACCAAAGAGGTATTCATTGACGGTACTTCCGAAGGATCAAACGCTTACACAAGCACAGACACAACTACAGTTCAGTTGTTCCGCAACGCAGACCAGACCGCTGATACTCGGATCGGTGAAGTTGTGATTGTGCCAACGGATGTAAGCACTGCGACAAGGCAGAGGCTTGAAGGTTACTTGGCATGGAAGTGGGGTCTTGAAGGTTCACTCCCCCTCGGCCATCCTTACAAAAACGCAGCACCAACGGTATAGGAGAATCGAATGCGATTAGAAATACCAACAGGCAAACGGTTCATTGTAGGAATGGGTGATTGGACTCCTGCTGAGATTACCGTTGAGACATGGTGGGATGCAAGCGACACCGATACCATCACCGACAGTGGTGGAGCAGTCTCCCAGTGGAATGATAAGAGCGGCAACAATAACCATCTGACCCAAGGCACCGCATCAGCACAGCCGGTTACAGGAACGCGCACGATCAACGGCTTGAACGTCATCGACTGGGATGACAACTCGCCGCAGGACAGGATGCAGCTGACCAACGTGATAACAGACGGCGCACCGTTCGCCGCGTTCGTCGTCGCGCAGTTCGACAACGTAAACTCCAACGCGATTGTTTATGATTCCACCAACAACAGATACACACAACTAGGAGAGGTCTCTGCTACCAACAACATCATCTTCCGGCTCGGCGCGGATGAAGGTGGTGGCATCAACTTCACTGGTGCGAACGGGTCGAGCATCGGCACGGATGTTGGCCTGATGGAGTTCTGGGTTGAGACTGGTGGTGCGGCATACGCGAGTATCAACGGTGCGTTGTCTGGCACCAGTGCCGGAACGTGGACGGCAACCGACTACGAGATCAGCCGACTCGGACGCAACGGTTCCGACAGCATGGACGGCAGACTCGCAGAGGTCATCCTGATGGTAACGGAACCAAGCGAGGCAGACCGCCAGAAGATCGAAGGTTATCTAGCCCACAAGTGGGGATTCGCAGGGTCTCTGCCCGTTGGCCACCCTTACAAAAATACACCGCCCGTAGCATAGGAGAAAGATATGCAAGAAGTCGTTTTCAATACCGAAGCAGAAGCAGAAGCACAACAGGCACTCGATCTGGTTTGCCATCTTGCGCATCATAACGATGAACCCTATGCAAGCCAGACTACCCGATGGGCAGAACCGCGCGAACGCCTTGATGGTAAGTGGGCATACCCTTGCTGCGAACACCAAGACTACAGCGGCATGACCGTTGAAGATTACGACCCAAACAACTACCCGACTGAGGAGGTTTAGCAATGGCAGGACACGAGAAGATTCATGCGGCAGAACACACGAATGGCGACGATGACATTCAGTCGGCAACCAATGCACAGAAAGGCCTTGCTACTGCAGCACAGATCCAAGCTCTTGAAGGACTCACTGCAAGCAACACGGATGCCAACGAACGCGGCGGCTTCATTGGCCTGAACGGTGTAGCCGTTGACAACGGCGACAACCCGTTGGACCTGTCGGTGGTTGATGGCACGCGCACCCTTACGCTTGCACCCACCTCCGCAGACTTCAGCTTCTACGATCTGGACGTCAAGCGCACCGTAACCGGCAGCGTGAACGTAGTCTGGACGGATGTGGAAGGGCCGCACTACTTCTACTTCCCCAGTGGTAGCACAACCCTGACCGTAACAACCACCTTCGACATTGGTTGGATCTATGGCAGTACAGGCACCTTCGTGGCAGAGCTGTACTGGGATGCGACCAACAAGGAAACAATCCTTGACGGTCCGGTCCGTGAAATGCACCAGAACCAGATGAGTGGTGCTACACACTACGCCATGCACACAAGCATCGGCGCGGCCATGGTGGACGACGGGCTTGTGCTGAATGGCTTCAGCGTTGACGGTAATGGTACGCTCGATGCGCACGCACAGTTCGGCAACACTGCAGGGAAGTTCCGCGATGAAGACCAAGTGTTCAGTGTTGATGCCAAGGCAAGCACGGTCGGCTATCGCATCCTGTACCTTGAAGGCTCGGAGGCAAGCCCTACCCTGCGTCAGTTCACCAAGGCAGGGTTCGGTGTAATGACTGACGTTGATGCCGGTATTGGTGCGACTGGTCGGCCCGTGTTCAACGAGAACAATGGCGGAACGTGGCAGCTCACCACCGTATCGAACAATAATTACTTCCTGAACCATGCGTTCGCCATCGGCGTTGCCAACGGTGAAGACACTTACGTCAAGATGGGACAGACCGAGCATAGCACCCTCGGTGATGCGCAGGACGCAGCAGAAAGCGAACTGGAAACGGTTGTGAGCGCACTGGTCTTTGCAGAGCTTCGGCCTTTGGGTAGCTTTATCTGCGAAGCGCGGAATAGCTTCACCAACGCAGTCAAGACCGTGATCCGCAGCACCACCGACGGCGGTGACTACATAGACCAACGCAGGGCAAGAACTGGCGCAGGTAGCGCGAGCAGCAGCACAGTCAACGACCCCGATGCCGTACACGTAAACGTGAGCGGTGAGATTGCAGCCATTGCTGCCAAGGCAACACCAATCGCAGCCGACTACCTCATCTCAGAAGACAGCGCCGACGGCAACAACAAAAAGAGCGTGACGCTTGGTACGCTGCCAGTGAGTACACCGCAGCAGACTGCACTCGACCTCAAGCAAGACATCCTTGCTGAAGGTGAGTTTGTAGATGGTGACAAAACCAAGCTTGACGGCATCGAGGCTCTGGCCGATGTCACGGACGCAACGAATGTTGATGCCGCAGGCGCAACCATGAACACGGACACCGACCTGTCTAGCAACAGCTACTTCCTTGACCAAGACGACATGAGCAGTGACGACGCTACCAAGGTCGCCAGTCAGCAGAGCATCAAGGCCTATGCACAGCCCAAGACGCTAGAGGTCAACACGCAAACCGGTACAAGCTACACCCTCGCAGCAAGTGACAACGGCAAGATCGTCACCTGCAACAACGCAAGCGCAATCACATTGACCGTTCCGAGTGGGTTGGGTGCAGGCTTCAACTGTACGGTGATTCAGCTTGGGGCAGGGCAGGTTACACCGACTGCCAGTGGCACGACCTTGAACAACCGGCAGAGCCACACGAAGACTGCCGGTCAGTATGCAGCAATCACTCTCGCGGCCTACGTGGCCAATACCTTCGCATGGCAGGGAGACTCCGCATGAGAGCAGGACTGACAGGATTTCTAAGCGTTTTTGGCGCGGCAGATTTAGACCTGTCGGCAGGGGCGTTAGAAACATTTGAATCCGCAGACGTAAGCAACCTCGATGTCTGCAGGCTCACTGACACCAAGGCAGTGCTTGTCTATACGGACGTTGGGAATAGCAACTACGGAACGGCTGTTGTACTGTCCTTGTCTGGCACGACCGTCACCGCAGGAACACCCGTAGTCTATAAGAGCGTTGGGATCAATTCTAAGAACCGAGTTGTGCGTGTAGACGATACCCATGTCATCGTAGGTTACGCCGACTCCACCAACAGTAAGACCTTCGCGCAGTGCCTTACCATCAGTGGAACAACCATTACGACCAACACGGAGTTGGAAGTGAACAATGGTTACTCCGCTCTAATTGGTTTGATGAGCTTCGATAGTACCTACTTTGCTATAGGCTACCGCGACCCGAACGGTTCGACTGCGAACATGCCGATCTGTTCCTTGCTCAGTCTCAGCGGCACGACCCTGACAGAAGAGGACACAGCCAACATCCACATCGGTGCATCAGCGCAAGACAGCATCGACATGGACGGGTTCTCTTCCACACTCGGCATCGTTCTATATCGCAGAAGTGGCGTTACCTATGCGAGACAGGTATCACGTTCTGGCGCAACCATAACAACGCTTGACGCAGACACTATTTCTTCTGACTTGTCTGCACAGCTTTGCGTGAGCGCACTGGACAGCACACGGGCAATCGTGTGCGGTTACTGGACAGGCACAGGTAACACGCGCACCCGTGGCTTGATCATGGAAATCAGCGGCAGTGTGTTTACCAATGGCACCATCACTGACATCTGGGACCAAGGCAACTTCACCCACAGCTACGTTGACGTTGCTGCATACGACTCATCGAATGCTGTTGTGTGTATAAAGGCACACGATGACGCAGCAACCTACAACGGTGGACCTGCCGTTGGTGTTCACGTGTCGGTGAGTGGTAGTACCATCACCGCCGATTCGCCTGTGATCGTGGAGAGTGATTACGCAGGAACGCACATTGCAAACTGTGCCCTGACTTCAACGCACGGCATCGTCGGCTTCAGAAGTTCTAACGGTCCTGCAGGTAAGGCGGCTTGCCTGTACTTAAGCTAGGAGAAGCAATGGGTGACAAGCGCGACAAGATGCACCCCGAGAGTGGCCAAGCACTCGACAGCAATGACCAGCTGTTCGACGTGACCGAGTGGCGCAGGAACAGCTACGGCACCACCGAAGCCATTACCCCAGAGCGTGGTGCCATGCCCGTGGTCCAGAGCGATGTGATCAACCGGCTACAGATGCAGGAGTTCCAGAAAGGTAAAGGCTCAGAGACACTTGCAGCAGACGCCGTCGTTGACACTTACACCGTAACCCTTTCGGCGGGCCACAGTGCCGCAATCGGCGACACGCTAGTCCTGTTTGAGCAGCAAGTTGTCGGTGAGCCCTTCCTGTACGAGGGCATGATACTGGGTGTACTCGGTGATGTCCTTACGCTAGACCGTCCGTTGAACTTCAGTTACACCTCTGCCGGTACCTTTGCCATCCTTACCGAAACAGAGATGGCAGTGGATGGGTCAGTTACTCGGCAGATCTATCGGGTGCAGCCGCCGACTTTCTACAGCTTCGACATTACGCGCATGACCATCAGCATGGTGATGGGCACCCAAGGCGATGACGCACTCTTCGGCGATCTTACAGCACTCACCAACGGGATCACGGTGCGGCTTGTCCGTGACTACGAAAACGAGTACTTCAATATGGCCAACTGGAAAGACAATGGCCACATCGCCGAGACCTGCTACGACATGGTATACACCGAGCGTTCTGGTGGTGGCGGCTCTTACGGTATGCGAGCGCGTTGGACTTTTGGTGGCACCCAGAATATGGGCGCAGTGGTTCGGCTCCGTGGTGGGTCGAACCCAGTGCTTGGTCCACAGGACCGGATTGAAATTGTTATCAGCGACGACCTGAGAGGACTGAGCCACATGGGGGCGTTAGTTCAGGGTCACTGGGTTGACGTTGTATGGAATGGTGATTACTAGAAGGAGAAAGAAGATGACAGCCAATCGGAAGATTACTGTTGGCAAAGCTATGAGCGTCGACGAGCAGGCGCACACCTTGACGGCGGTCATGAGTACGCGCAGCGTTGACCGTGACGGCGACATCGTCGAGCCGAAGGGGATGCGGATGGAGAACTTCCAGAGCAACCCTGTCGTGCTCTGGGCGCATGACAAAAAGGCACCCCCGATCGGTCGGGTCAAGGAAGTGTATGTCAGTGACGACTCCGTACTCGGCAACATCGAGTTCGATCGTGACGACCCGTTCGCGATGATGATCTTCAACAAGTATGCGAAGGGCTTCCTGAATGCGTGGTCTATCGGCTTCGCCCCAGAAGCCAAGACGGTCGAGACGATCAGCGACGGAGACGGTCAGGTCACCGGCTACCACTTCAAAGAGGCGGAGCTTCTGGAGCTGAGTGCCGTGCCTGTGCCCGCGAACCCGCAGGCGCTCGTGCGCGAGATGAAGGACGTGGACGCCGGTCTGGCTAAGCGCTTCGTGGATGGACTCGAAGACGACGCGCTCAAGCGCGAGATCGAGAAGGTGTTCACCAAGGACGATCACAACGACGAGGTTGCAGAGGTCGAACCGAACTGGGGAAGCGTCGACAAGTCCGCCCTCCCAGAAGTCGCGTTCGTCTGGGAAGCACCCGACACCGACGCCGAGAAGAAGGGCACGTGGAGGTTCCCCCACCACTGGATCGAAGACGCATCGAACAAGAACGGTCTGGGCGTGTGGACAACCGGCAAGATGTACCTGAGTGAGTCCGGCCTGCAGGCCGCGTGGGCTGCAGCCATGGGCGCGCGCACGGGCGCACGTGCACCCGCGAGCGTGATCAACCACCTCCAGAAACACCGGATCGCTCTGGGTATCAACGAGCAGGCACGCGGCAAGCTGTACTCTCTGGAGCACAGTGCAGACGGCGCGCTGCTGCGCACGGAGAAAGACTTCATCGAGATCACCGACGACTACGCAGCGGGCGATCTGTTCGAGGAGTCCGGCATGAAGCTCGCCGAGAACGTCTTCAAGAAGAGCATCGAGGAACGGGGCGACAAGCTGCCGACTTCCTATGCGATCGGCGAAGCGTTCAAAATGGTTATTGATTTTGAAGCCATTCAAGTGAATGATGGTATTGTGAAAGAAGCGAAGATCTTGGAGGTACGGATCACAGTCCCGAAGCCAGCGGAGAAAGCAGAACTCCCTCCAGAGGAAGAGGAGGCGAGCCTTGCAAGCAAAGAGGCGGCGGGAGAAGAAGGCAACGACGTCACCGAACCGGTCGATGTGAAGTCCTTCGTTGATGATCTGGACGTCGAGCTGCGTGGGTACGCAGCGAAGATCGCTTCCCTGTAGCGTGTATGTTTTCCGATTTGGAATAGGAGAAAGAAAAGATGAACAAGATCAAGGAACTCAAAGAGAAGCTCGACGCCGCCTATGCGGAAATGAAAGAGCTGAGTCTCGGCATCGACAAGGCCGAAGGCGACGAGGACAAAGAAGCTGCCCGCACCGCGTTTGAAGCAAAGCGTGAAGACGTCGACAGCATCAAGAAGGAACTGGACGACGCCATCGCCGAAGCCGAACAGGCCAAGGCTGTTGCTGACAGTCTCGAAAAGGCTCGCGGCATGACCACCGTGAACGTCCCTGCAGGAGCTTCCGTTGCAGGTTCCGCCGAGGTCAAGGACCACGGCAAAGAGATGCAGGCCAAAGAAGGCATCTTCCTGAAGTACATGGAAGGCGGCATCAAAGGTCTGAGCGGCGAAGAAGCCCGCGCCATGCAGCCGACCGAAGGCAGCAAGATGAGCAACAGCGAGAAGACCGCCGGTGCCATCTGTATGCCCAAGTCCGCCGTGTTCGCCATGCTCGGTCCCAAGTGGGCCAAGCAGATGGGGTGGTACAAAGACGGCACCATGAACCTGATCGCCAAGGCTTCGACCATGGTCAGCAGCTCCGACGCGCTCGGCGGCTACACCATTCCCGAAGACTTCCGTCTGCCCATGCTCGACCTCGCAGTCGAAGCCCCGACCCTGCTGAACCGCGTCACCGTCATGCCTGCTCCGACCGGCGAGATCACCATGCCCAAGTCGAAGCAGACCGACGCCGATGAATACGGCGGCATGGTTGGTGAGTGGATTGAAGAGGGTGGCCTCAAGCCCAAGACCGACACCCGCTTCGAGCAGGTGAAGATCACCACCCACGAGTATGCCATGCACACCCAGATCAGCATCCGGCTGCTCAACCGTTCGGCCATCGCCATGGAACAGTGGCTGACCACTCGTGGTCGTCAGGTTATCCTCGACGCCATGGACACCGCCATCATTTCTGGCGACGGCACCGGCAAGCCTCTCGGCCTGATCAACACCGATGGCATCCGTGAGCGCAAGCGCGAGACCAGTGGCACCGTGACCCGCACCGACTGCACCAAGCTGAAGTTCAAGCTCAAGCCTTACCACCGTGCAGGTGCTGTGTATGTCATGGACGACACCGTCCTCGAACAGCTCGAAGACCTGACCGACAACGAAGGGCGTCAGCTCTTCACTGCCTCCATGGCGAATGGTCCCTTCGACCGTCTCTGCGGTTACCCCTACATCGTGTCGACCCGCACGCCGGACATCGGCAGCGATGGCGACCTGATGTTCGTCGACCTGCGTGAGTACTACATGCCGATGGAACAGGACATCATGATCAAGCGGTCCGATGATTATGACATCGTCCACAACCTCGCCACGATCGTGATGTTCGCAGTGGCAGGCGGCAAGTTCGTACAGCCTCGCACCGGCGCGCTCCTCGGCGACGAAGAAACAAGCTGAATGAGCTGAGTGTATGATCCGAAGGGCGGGCGTGTTACGGCAGCGCCCGCCCTTCATCCACAGAAGGAGGAGAGCAGATGGGTTGGTACAAAGTAGTCGGAGACGAGTCGATCCAATACGTCGACGAGTCCGGCCAAGAACGGAGAGCCAACGTCGGAAGTATCGTGAACATCGAGGTCCGTACCCAAGCGAAGAGGTTGAAGAAGGCGGGCCAGATCGTTCCCCTTGAAAGCGCCGATGAAAACATCGGAGCTGATTTCGTACTTCGTGAAAAGCACACGGACCCCGCACCCGCGAAAGCGTTGAAGAGCAGCCAGAAAGAAACCGTCGATGCCGAGGATGGCGAAGACATTTCGATCGGTGCCCTTGTGCAGGTCGGTGAAGAAGTCGGCGAGATCGTCAAGGTGAACACGCGAACTGTCGATGTCCGGTTTGAAGAGGACGAAGAACCCAGACGATGCAAGCGTGAAGATGTGGAGGTGATCGGATGACGATGTACAAGGTCCGAGTGCCGCACGTCTTTCGGGACGGACTAGGTAGACCGGACCCGAAGATGCCCGACGACGCGGTCGAGATCTGCAATAAGCGGGTTGCCATGAAGCTGTTGCAGCAGGGCGTCATTGAGTCCGACGATCTACCTCCCAGAGGCATCCTTCCAGACCGAAGCCCGATCGACCCGATCACACGGGTCGGTGTCTACATGCACACGTCGAGCTTCTACTCTGGCGGGAGGATCCACATACACCAGATGGCGTGGTGTATGGCGAACATGGGAGCCGAGGTTTTCATCGTGACCAATGCGCACCCGCGATGGTCGACGGATTACCGGAAGCACCCGAACCTCAAGATCCTGTCAGGTGCTGAAGCAGGCAAGGTGCCGAAAGACATCGACCTGCTCTTCAGTGACGGCAAGAACATGATGGGGAGGCAGGTGGTTCAGCGCAAGCTAGAGAACCTGAACATCCCTCTTGTGCTGATCAACTTCGAGACGCCAAACTGGGTTGCAGAGTTTGACCCTAACACGGCGTCGAGGATGGAGAACTTCGAGGACACCTTCAAGCACGCGGACATGATGCTGTGTAACAGCGAGGAGTCCCTGAAGTACCTGCACCAGTACATGCGAGTGACCGTGCCGACCGGAGTCGTACCGCCTGCAGCCAACACGCACGCGGTCGACAAGAACGTCGCCAGTCCTCTACCCCCAGAAGCGCGGGGCGTCCCGTACGTTGTGTGGAGCGCACGCTCCTCCACGTACAAGGGCGGGCATGTGATCTGCGATGCAGTCATGAACTACCCGAAGCCTTTGAACCTTGTGCTGATCGGCAAGCCGAGCACGGTGCCGAAGAGTACCGAACTGCACAAGGTGTTCAGCTTCAAGGTCCCGATCACAGATGCGGAGAAGATGCGCGTCATGCGGGACGCTGTCTGCGTCGCTGCGCCGAGCAAGTTTGAAGGGTTCGGTATGGTGCCTGCAGAAGCCATGAGCAACGGCACACCTGTGCTCGCGTACGACCTGCCTGTACTGCGGCAAGGCTACGGCGATCGGATCCAGTACGCCGACTGGGGCGACGAGAAGCAGTTCGCCCAGAAGCTGTACGACATCGTCGACGGCAAGACCGTGGTGGAGGTGGACGCGGAAGAGGTGCGCCGTACCTATGGCATGGAGGCGATGGAGAAGGACATGGCTGAACGTGTGCCGTACTTCAATTTTAACCGGCGTCGTGTCAGCGCTCAGATGATCTGCTACTACGGACCGATGGTGCAAGAGGCAATCGCTTCAGTGTACCCGCACGTCGACGAGATCGTGATCGCGCACGGACCGACAGAGCTGTGGAAAGACTTCCCTGCGGACGACTCCCTGCAGCTGATCCAAAACTATCCTGACCCAGAGGGCAAGATCAAGGTCGACGCCCGCAAGGTCTGGAAGAACAAAGGCGAGATGCGCACCGCCTGCCAGAGGATGGCGACCGGCAACCATATCCTGATCGTCGATGCCGATGAGATCTATCACGGACTCGACGCATGGATCGAGCACGCGCCTTCGTTCGGCTGTCCTCGGTGGGTGCACTTCTGGCACGACCTCGATCACTACGTTGTTGACCCCTCCGGTAACAAGAGGTGGGGTGCAGCGCACGAGCTAGGCGGCAGCGTACACAACCACCTGCGGTGGGCGTACTGGCGGAACAGCAACCGGTGGAACGAGCGGGGCACAGCGGCGATGGGATCCGGCAACATGCGGATCAGCAGCGGCGTGGCTACAGCTCAAGCCGTCGAGGCTGTGCCACAGTGCTGTATCTATCACCTCGGCCACGTGCTCGACCCTGTCATGATGAAGGCGAAGCACGACTTCTACATCGCCAGAGACGGGGCAGGTGCAGGACGAGTACAGCGAGCAGCTGCGTGGAGCAACTGGAAGGGCGAGCTTGGCGACTGCGGTGACGGTCTGATCAGGCAGGTCTTCTGGGAGGTGCCCGAGTTGGTGCGCAGTGCATACGCACGGGTCGTGGAGGTAGCCGATGCCTGAGACCCTCACCAAGCAAGAGAAGATGGAGCGGTGGATCGCGCGCCACATCAAGCGACCTCCGCTGACCATGTACGACATCGGCGTCGGTCCGAAGACAGAGGCGCAGACCTTGAAGAGGCTATACCCGAAGATGGAGGTCTATGGGTGCGAGCCTTTGTTGCATCTGTACCAAGGCATGGAGGAGAGCTTCTGTGGGCAGGTGATGCCGGTAGCTCTCGGACGGGAGACAGGACACACGACGATCCACTACAACCCAGAGAGCCTGCTCGACGCGAGCGCTGTCCGGCACACCCTAGGGCAGACCGCAAGCAAGCGCGTCCCTGTGTGGACGCTCGACCAGTTCGATGAATGGTTCGGCAAGCCGAAGCGGGTCCTGCTGTGGATGGACATCGAAGGCATGGAGCTTGCAGCTTTGCAGGGTGGACACGGCCTGCTCGCCAGTCATCGTGTGCGGTGGATCAATCTGGAAGAGCGTCGCGCGGATCTGGAGGGATGGCCCAAGTCGGAAGACATCCGGCAGCTGCTTGCAAGCTACGGGTACATCCGCGTGCAAGAGTACAACAAACACCCGCTGCACCAAGACGTGGTGTACCGGTACAAAGGAGAAGACAGTGTCTAACATTCGGCAGCTGATCGAGTACGACCACCGCAACCCGAAGGGCGCGGGAAGCAACATCGAAGAGAAGCTCTTTCTGTTCGGTCTGCTTCGCATGATCAAGCCGAGCCGTGTGTTGGAAATCGGAGTCAGTCGAGGACACATGACCGCGTGGCTTGCGCTTGCGTTGCACATGAACGGCAAGGGCGAGTTGGTCAGTGTGGACAATTTCAGTAAAGCGCACGGAGGACAGGCTGCTTCCTGCGAGCCTGCGCGTACGCGTGTGCGCGCGAACGGGATGCGCTCGCCGACCTTCGTGACGTCCGACTCCGTTGCATATCTCACAAGCCAGCCCGACGACAGCTTCGACGTCGTGTGGGTGGATGGAGACCATAGCTATGATGGAGCGCGGGCAGATATTGTGGAGAGCCTTCGCGTGGCTAGTAAGGTGGTTTGCGTACATGACACAAGTCAACTGTACAGTGGCCCAAGGGATGCGATCGCGGATGTTCTGCGCGATCGCCAAGAAGATGGAAGTGGTTTTTGGGTTAAGGGATGTCGAGGAATCTGGATAAGGAACGTGGACTGATGCCGAAGAAAGCAAAGGTGTACGGGATTCAGCGCAGCGGCAACAACTGGTTACAGTGGATGCTCGCGGCAAACTACAAGGTGAAGATCATGGGCAGCAACTACGGGTGGACCCATGGACCCTACAGCACCGACAAGGAAGTGGCGGACGCTGTGAACTTCGTGACGAGCAAGCACCCGATCGAGTGGTTGCCCAGTATGCAGAGATTCCACAAGGTGCACCACGGTCTGACCATCGGACAGTTCATCCGGCGGTGCGACATGATCGAACGGTGGAACAGTCTGTACGCCGGACATCTTGCCAACGCCGAGAAGTTCGGCGCGCGGTTCGTTCGGTACGACGATCTGCTCCGCGACCCAGAAGCGGTGCTGTGCGGAATCGTCGACGGCGCATTCCCCAGAAAGCCGCAGCCCTTCCGCTCGGCAGAGAACCAACACATGAGCACCACCATGACCCCGACCAAGAAGCCATTCAATAAGCGGCAGTACTTGGAGAAGACCTACCTGAAGCGGTACACGCAAGCAGAGATTGATGAGGTGATCGCCCGCGTCGACTGGGGCGTGGCGAATGACCTCGGCTATACGAAGGAGAACCTATGAGCCTTGTGACGGTGGACGAAGTCAAAGCGATCGGACGGATCGACTATTCAACACACGACACCGAGCTGCAGCTTCTGATCGACGGAGCCGAAGCCTACGTCGAGGAGTACTGCAACATCAAGCTGACCAGTGCAACCTACACGGACGAGCGAGTCGACGCAGACGGCGGGCCGGACCTGTACCCGAGGAACCTTCCGATCACGGACGTGACCGATGTGAAGGACGCGTGGGACGACGACACTGCAGAGGACGCGAGTGAGTACTACTTCACGGACACGCGCATCGTGCAGGATCTGCGAGATGGTGCATGGGAGGAGGGCGAGCTTCGGTGGAAGGTGACTTACGAAGCAGGGTATGATGCAAGTACCGCGCCGAAAGGATTAAAGAACGCCATCATCGGACTCGCCCTCCTGTCTTATAACAACGCCGACAGCAAGCACAGCAACAGCGCGCAGGGCCTGAGCCTGTCATGGGACAAGCTCGCCGAGGGCAACATCAATGCGCAGCTCGATCGCTTCAGTCTGTACCGGTATGTGGAGTAGGCTATGCTGACACCGTACGAACTCAAAAGACCGACGCGAACCTCGGACGGGATGGGCGGCTTCACCGAGTCCCTCCCCAGTGGCAGTGTGCTGTACGGCACGCTCGTGTACCAAGAGAACGAGCCGTTCATGCTGACGCGTCGAGAGTCAGACATTCAGAGGGGTGACATCATTGTGGTGCAGGGTGAAGACTACCGTGTGCTGCAGGTTCGGAAGATCGACGGCGGTGATACCTCGGAGGTGTCACTGGAGCGAACCGTCAAACCGATTTAGAGGAGGAGAGCTATGCAAGATCAAGTCGTTTTGTTTGGAGCCATTTCTATTGCACTGGTTGCGCTGTCTTTTCTGATCCGCACGCTGCTGATCTGGAAGGGGCAGAACGAGATCGTCAACAAGTTCGACCACTACCTGCCGTTCGCCATCGCTGCGGCCAAGTGGGTGGAGGCTACGGTGCCAGACGACTTCGGCGCAGACGCCGAGGACAGCGCCACCACCAGAGCCGTGCACAAGCTCGACCTGTTCCTGAAGAAGTTCACCGAGACCGTGCAGCGGTTCGACGGCAAGGAGCCAAGTGAAGAGCTGAAGAAAGAAGCCATGCGGTGGAGCGTCGAGCTTGCCGAGCGTCTGAACATCATGAAGAAAGACAAGCCCGATGCCTAGTTGGATGCTTGCCCTGTGGGGTCTGTTGAAAGACCTGCTTGTGTCTGTGTTCATGGAAGCGAATAAGACACCGGCCATCGAAGAGGAGGTGGATCTTGAAGAAGGTAATCTGGCTGAGCCTAAGCCTCTTGATTACGCAGGTCTGTACGGGCTGCGCAATCGGGATCAAGGAGAAGCGGTCGATAGTGATGGTGAGTCCGAGACCGATACCTGAAGCAGCGAAGGGCACACCGGTCGTCGCCACCAACGAGAAGATCCCGCTCGTGATCCTCAACCGGAAGGATGAACATTTCAAGCAGAACGTCGGCGGGTATGTACTTGTCGACCCGTGGTTCTACGAGTTACTGATCAACGTGTACAACAGCAAGGAGAAGTAGTATGGACCTCGCCACGATTCTGGAGGTGGTCAAGCAGCTTGGCCTTCCCGCCGCGCTCTTGGTCCTGTTCGTCTATCTCGACATGAAGCGAAGAGCGAAGGATGACAAGGATCGGGACAACCTGATCGAGCGCCTGTCAGCCCTTGAGGAGCATCAGCGCACGGAGCTGCAGCAGCTTGTGGTCATGAACACGACCGCCCTGCAGAACCACGCCGACGCAAGCAAGGAGATGACCGAGACAGCGCGAGAGCAGACCCAGATCCACCGCCAGTTGATCACAGCGATGCGTACCCGTCCGTGCTTGGAGAACACGATCAACCAGATCGATGGAGTGTAATGGCTAAGCTGTTCAAGGTCACGTACCGGCTCAACTCTGACAAGATCCTCCGCAAGATGGAGGCGTTCACAAAGAAGCGTCTGCTCCGAGCGGGGCAGGCTGTTGAGCGTGAAGCCAAGATCCTTCTGGGCAAGGGTGGTGGGCGAGGCAGTCCGCCGCAGGAGAGAGGCGTGAGCTACTTCTATGGAGAGCCGAAGAACAAGTGGGTGCGCGCTTCCCCAGAAGGTCAGCCTCCGTACACGCAGACCGGTGACCTGAAGAACAGCATCAGCACAGAACTGGCCGGACCCTACACGGTGATCGTCGGCCCGTCTGTCTTCTACGGAAAGTACCTTGAGTTCGGCACAAGGAACATGGCCGCGCGTCCGTTCATGCGACCGGCGCTGAGCAGTGTGCGGCGAAAGATACCCGAGTTTTTTGAGGGGCTGATATGAGCGTGATCAAAGCAGTGTACGATAGACTGAAGAGTGTGCCCGCTGTGACGGGTTCGCTCGGCCAATACGATTTTGGTAGCGGCAACGAGTCGGCAATCTTCACGGTGAACCCTCCTCCGCAGGATGCACCCACGCCACTCATTGCAATCAACCAGACGGGTGGAGAACTCACTGGGCGAGACCGCGCCACGCGTGGAGGCGATGTTGACATAGATGTCTATGTCTGGGGCAACAGGGGAGAATCAGAAAAGCTGATCGACGAGATTTCGATGGAGGTGTGGCGGACACTTGACAGAGCAGTCCTGACCGTAGATGGTTATGAAGCTCCGAGGTGTCTGGCAGATCCTCCGGCGAAGGCTCCAGATCCCGAGGGATACCCCGGCTATTTGATTCGTGCCCGTGTGCTCATTCGTGAAGTACCGACAAGCAGTTAAGGAGAAAGAACCATGGCAACAGTAATCGGTTATGATTGCGTGCTGTACTACAACAACGGCACAACCGGTTCGCCGAGTTGGTTGGAGATCGACACCGTCCGCGACGTGACGCTGAACCTTGAGCGTAACGAAGTGGACGACACCAGTCGTACCACCAACGGGTGGCGTTCCCGTCTCGCCGGTCTGGCACAGTGGGGTGCCGACTTCGAGATGATCTACAACACAGAGAACACCGCGTGGCAGAAGGTTCGCGAGAGCTTCTTCCTCAACACCTCGATCGAAGTGCTCGCCCTCGATGGCGACATCTCGGTCAACGGTTCGGAAGGTCTGCGCGGCACCGTGTTCGTGACGAGCTTTGAGCGGGCTGAGCCTCTCGAAGAAGCTGTCACCAACGCGACCACCTTCGTCGGCTCCGGCACTCCCCAGTGGGGCGTGACCAGTGGCGGAGTGTTCGTACCTAGCGACGGCAGCTAGAACCAATCGAGAAGGGCAGGGGGCGAGCCGCGTGGGCACCCCCTGCCCGACTCACAAAGAGAGGAGCAAACTCATGGCAACATTCAAGGACCACGAAGGCAGAGAGTGGGACATCCGCTTCAGCGCGCCGAACCTGATCAAGGTGTCGCGCAAGATGAAGCTCAAGCTCAACCAGTTGATCAGCATGGATCTGGAGCTTGCGGATCTGATCGAGTCGCTGCCGATCCTCATCGGCGATCAACTCAAGGACCGCAACATCGGAGGCAAGGAATTCCTCGAAGCCCTTACCCCAGAAGATCTGACCGCCGCGTTCCAAGCATTCGGCGATGCGTTGTCGCAGGCATTCCCGACAGCGGCGAAAGGAGAAGGCACCGGCCCTTTCGACCTTGGCAAGAACGAGACCTCTTCCAGTTAGCCGCTCTGGCAGGCGTGAGTCCGTGGGATGACTTCACTCCCGCAGAGATGCACTGGATGAGAGAAGCCCGCCAGATGGAGAAGTGGGATCACACGTCCTGCATTCTGGCGATGGTGCATAACAGCGTGAGCAAGCGCGCGAAGAAGCCGATCGACTTCAACCCGATGGCACCGAAGAAGCAGAAGCGGTCGAAGGGTGTGAAGCTGAGCGACTTCAAGCCGCTGCTCACCAACACGCAGAAGAGGAGATAGCTATGTCAGCAGGCAGTGTTAGCGCAGGCGAAGCGTTTGTAACCATTGGTGCGGACCTCGGTCCGCTGCAGAAGGGACTCCGGCAAGCGGCTGCGGGTCTCGACGCATTCGCACAGCGCGCCCAGAGTACAGCCTTCAGTCTGCTCAAGTTCGGTGGTGCAATCACCGCACCGTTTACCGATGCAGCTCTGGCAGCGTCGGAGTTCAGTGATGTGCTCGGTAAGATCGGCACGGTCGTCGACAACAAAGACCTGCTCCCAGATATTGAGGGCAGGCTCAAGGCAGTGTCGCAGGAGACGGGCAAAACAATCAGCGACCTCGGCGCTGCATTCTTCGACCTCGTATCTGCAGGCGTGCCAGTAGAGCAGGCGCTCGCACAGATTGGAGACACGGCCAAGTTTGCAACTGGCGGCTTCGCCTCGGTGAAGGACGCGACCAGTGCAAGCCTGACAGTGCTCGACCAGTTTGGCGACGAGCTGAATGGTCTGGGTGATGCGGGTGACTTCCTGTCGAAGGTAGCCAAGCGCGGGCGGACAGACGTTGGTCAGCTCGCCGGACAGGTGGGTCGTGTCGCATCGCGCGCGAAGGGTGCAGGTCTCAGCGTCAACGAGTTCGGCGGTGCGTTCGCTGCACTGACCAGAGCAACCGGCGGGACCGAGCTTGCGACCACCGCGCTCGGCGGGATCATCACCACGTTCTCCAACGCATCGGACGAAGGCAAGAAGCTCGCCAAAGAGAAGTTCGGTCTGGAGCTGTCAGCCGCTTCGCTGAAGAGCGAGGGCTTCGTTGGTGCGCTTGCAAAATTGCGGACCGCGACGACGGACGAACTGACCACGATCTTCTCCAGTCAGGAAGCGCAGATTGGTATCATCCCTCTGCTGCAGCAGTTCGAGAAGCTGCAGGAGGATGTGGCGTCTGTGCAGGACCGGACCGGCGAGAGTTCGAGGAACTTCGCAGAGAGGCAGAAGCAGCTCGGCTTCCAGTTGGAGAAGACCGGCGCTGTGCTGAACAATCTGCGGACGACAATCGGGCAGGCGTTGGAGGGCCCGCTCAAGGCAGTGCTTGCTGTGATCCAGTCAGTGGTGCCCAAGATCACCGCGTTCATCGAGAAGAACAAGGGACTGGTCATCGCCATCGGAGCCGTAGGTGCTGCAGCTGTGGCGGCGGGCGGTATCCTGTTTGGCATCGCTGCAGCGGCATCGGCAGCGAGCTTTGTGATTGGAGGTCTGGCAACAGCAGCCTCTGCGGCAGGTGCTGTGCTTGGTGTAGTGGGCACGGTGCTCGCCGCTCTGTTCAGCCCGATCGGTCTGATCATCGCAGGCATCGCAGCACTGGTCGTGGCCTTCGTGGACTTCGGCTCTGTGACCAGTAGCGTGATCGGATTCTTCAAGGAGGAGTTCGGCGGACTGGTTGAACTGGTGGGTGCAACGGTGGGCGCGATTGTAAGTGCGCTGACCCGTGGCGACATCGAGGCAGCAGGCGAGGTACTGTTCGCTGCGCTCAATCTCATATGGCTCGAAGGGGTGACCGCGCTCAAGTCTGTGTGGACGGACTTCACCAACGGACTGGCCGACACGTACGCGTCGATCGAGTCGGGGTGGACGGATCTGGTCTTCGACCTTGCATCTGTCTGGGTGGACTTTACCTCTGCCCTTGAGAGCACGTGGGAAGGCGCGGTCAATTACCTTGCCGAGAAGTGGATCGACCTGCAGGGTCTGTTCGACAGCGGTCTTGATACCGAAGGCGCGAAGCAGGCGCTGCGAGATCAGGCTGACTCCAAGGCGAAGGAGATCGAGAACCAGAGGAAGGCAGTACAGCAGGCGCTCGCAGAAGAGCGGCAGGCCGAGCTGAATGCGATCTCCTCCGCCAGAGAAGCGGAGCGCCAGAAAGATCAGCAGGCGCTTGAGGCTGCACGGGCTAAGCTGTTCGGCGCACGACTTGAGCTTGGCGTTGCCATCGCAGAGGCAAACGGGGAAGACCTTGCCAAGGGTCTGTCGGATGAAGCGAAGCTCGATGCAGAGATCGCGGAAGACGGCAAGGTGACGATCCCGCCGGACGCACTCGGCAAGCTCAAGACCTCGGTGGCTGAAGGCGTGAAGACTGGACAGCTGACCTTCCGTGGAGGCGAGGACGAGACGGGGGATCTGGTGGGGGCATTTGGTTCAGCGAACTTTAACGAGATCCTCGGCGCGTCGCTGTTCGGTGACGACATCGCAAGCAAGCAGCTCGAAGAGCAGCGCAAGCAGACCGAGCTACAAGAGCAGCTCGTGGACAAACCGGTCGGCTTTGCATAAGGAGAGACCATGGCAATAACGCTCGAAGAAAGAATCACGTCCCGTGCGACGACTGTCAACATCGACGGCGTGGGCATGAAGGAAATCTATCACGTGAAGGATGGAGGCAATGACCCGTACTCCATCCTTGGCGACCTGTCGGCAATCGGTTCGGCACATCCGACCGTCGCCTTCTCCACCTTGGAGTCGATCGGAGTGAAGCGCGTCGAGGCAGGCAGCGACCTGCTTGAGGTGACCTACAATTACACTCCCCCCAGTAAAGGCGACGGTGCCAATGCCAACGACGAGATCTGGGAGTGGGACCTGACCAGTCGGACCGCGCACATCGACAGTGTGGAGAACATAGAGACCGCCCCGCCCGGCACCTTTGAACCGAATCAGCTGACCTATGACGCAGACAACGAGACCACCGCGAAGGCTGACCGCAAGCTGAACTTGATCGGGGTGGATGGTGACAACGTCAAAGGCGTCGACGTGTACAGACCGACTGGGTCGCTGCGTGTGACCAAGACCTACAGCCCGATCACTGCGTTCGACTCTGCAGACCGTGCAGTCATTGCGGCTGCGCGCAACACCACCAACGACGACACGTTCGTCGACTGGACGGCGGGCGAGGTGCTTTTCCTCGGTGCGCGGATCCGGTACAGCACGGTGAACAACAACGCACAGGTGACCTACAATTTCTTGTTCGGTGCAAGCCAGACCGACGTGAAGTTTGACGTGTGGAAGCTGACCGATCCGGTCGTGGACGCCAGCACAGCAGAAGTGACCCTTGCAACGGTGCTCCCTTTCGAGTACATCTGGGGTGACCCAGTCAAGAAGAAAGTGCCTGTAAGCCTTGGCGATCCTGACCTCGGCTTCAAGTGGGAGAAGCACTTCCAGACGATCAACCAAGCAACGGTCTATCAACCGAGCGACTTCGATCTGCTCGGACTTGTCGGACCGTAAGGAGGCGAGTATGCCGACACCTCTGCAAGATGTCAATGTGGGCGACCCTATTCTTGCCGACAACTACAACCGACTGCAGGGCGGAGTCAATGCTCTGCTCAGCGCATTCGGCAACATCGAGGTCGGACCGAATGGTGTGTCCGTGCCAAGTCAACTGGAGCGGTTCCCGATTGAGCTGCTTAGTACGAGAGTGGTGGCTACTGCAGACGACAGCGTCACTGCGTTCAAGGTAGGTGATGTGGTTGCCATCTTTGGCGGAGCGATGGATCCGACACTAGGTGGAGACGCGGACGAGGTCACGACCAGTGCCGTCACGGTGGCAGAACCTGTGGACGCGGGACATTCTACTTACGGTGTAGTGTATGAGCCCATCGACGGAGACACTCCCGGCAAGGTGATCGTCGCGGGGTTCGCGTTTGCTCTCATCGTGCGACCCAGTACAGACGACGATGATGCACTACTGGCAACCCACAGTGTCATCCGTCCCGCTGTTTTCCCAGAGGACACGACCGATAGCATTCCGGCGACGAGGGGCGTGCTCACTTACGGGGTCGGGATCGGTGACGTCATATGGGAAGACACGTCTGTCACGCCGAACACGAACTCGCACTGGGCTTTGATCAGACTCGCCGCTCGGATTACTGGCTGCACTTACGTCGAAGCAGTTGAGGATCAAACCGGACAAACTGGTGAAGTCAAGATTCGATTCCTCAACACAGCGCACGAGAAAAAGGGAGAAGAGCTGACTCTGCCCTACTATGTGTCTGACTGCACTGGAGGAAGCTGATGGTAGCAGTTGGTGACAGGGCTCCAGTCTTTGAAGCGATCGACGGTCCGATGGTCATGTTCCCTTGTGCAGGGGAACCAGCGCCAGTGAATCCCTGCGACCCCTCCCCAGAAATTCTTCTCACCGTTACCGGTTCAAGTGGGACCGTGAATTGGTGCGGGCAGACTTGGACGCTTCCGGCGGATAGCGGCGTAGAGAAATCGGCTTGCCCAACGACCTACACAACGCGACAATCAACGAACACTTCAATAGCAACAACTCTCCGCGCTTGGGTTGCTTCGAATACGTGGGCAGCAGGGACAAGCAACACCGTCCTCAACCTCGGTCGTCAGTACCGAATGCTAAGTTATTTAACCGGCGGAAGTCTCAAGAAGAGATCCTCACAGAACGACCTTTACATACGAGTTGGAACCGGAGCAGGCTTCGCTTTCAATCTTGTCTCCGCATATTTCTACCCCGCGAAGTCTACCGCTCGACCGGTAGTTGCGACCGGCTCGTATGTTTGGTCTTCAGCGATTAACCTGTTGAACGGGATTTCAGATCAGGCAACATACAGCGATTATATAATTACAGACGCATGGTTCGGAAGTCACACAACAGGCGGCATCACTTACGCATGGGCGAAGGGGGCAGGATGGTAGCGAGCGGAGACCGAGCAGGTTTGGCTGAAGCGATCGATGGGCCGGTCGCGTTCTTTTTCTGCGCCAATGATCCTGCACCGGTCAACCCGTGTGGTCCAGATCCTGAAATGCTTTTAACGGTGACGGGTGCAAGTGGAACGGTCAACTGGTGTGGGCAAACGTGGAACCTTCCGGCAGATAGCGGGGTGGAGAAGAGCGCGTGTCCCGGTTCGCATGGCATTGTGCAAACGAGTGGCCTGACCCCGTACTCAACCTTCACTTATTGGTTAGCGCATGAGACATGGAAGTACACCGCAGCAACGTCAACCAATCTTGTCTTGATAAACCAGTACAGGGTGGTCGGTTCGCTTGGAGGCACAAGCTATCTTTTATCAGGATGTACACAATCAATAGGGGTTCAAGGCACGCTATCAAATCAAGTCTTCCTTGGGTCTGGAAGCGCACGTCCAGTTGCCCCGCTCTTCACAAGCAGAACGACCGGCATCAATCCTGTTTTACTTTCTGGACAAGCCGCGCCAACGTATAGCAACTACAAAATACCAGATGGGTTTTTCGGAAGTCACACAGCAGGCGGCATTACTTACACGTGGGCGAAAGGGGCAGGATGGTAGCGAGCGGCGATAGAGGTATCGTTATTGACGGGCCCGACGGACCGGTTGTGTTCTTCCCATGTGCAGGTGAACCTGCGCCGGTCAATCCATGCGACCCAGACGCAGAGATGCTTTTGACGGTAACGGGTGCAAGCGGAACCGTGAATTGGTGCGGAGAGACTTGGAATTTGCCAACCGATAGTGGTGTTCAGAAAAGTGTCTGTCCGACTTCCTACGGCAAAGGCCAGTACACGCAGGGGACCAGTCCATATACTTATTGGATAGCAAATCATATTTGGAACTATTTCGGTTCATCCGGTTTGATATTGTATCGTAATGCGGAGACACGGAAGGCTGGTGGAAGTTACGTCAGGACGGCAGGTAACTATTTTGTAATCAGTCTTCGGGTAGTTGGAGCGTTGGACAAAGGTATTGCTCAAGCACTCACTCCTCAATCAACAAGACCCGTTGCAGCGACAACTGCTTTCCTTGGATACTCTACCATAGGATTGCTTACTTCCGGTGACGGTGCAGAGTGGACCGACTACCAGTTGACTAACAATTTCTTTGGGAGCTACACAACGGGCGGCATTACATACGCATGGGCGAAGGGACAAGGATGGTAAGGAGGAGCACATGAAAACGATTTGGCTGTTCGGCCCGAGCGGGGCAGGCAAGACAACCGTAGGCAACGAACTGGTCGAGAAGCTACGTGCGCGCGGGCGTGACGTGGTGATGATCGACGGTGACGAGCTTCGCCGAACGGTCTGCTTCGATCTCGGCTTCAGTTACGATGACCGGTTCAAGCAGACGACGCGAGCCGCGTACATGGCGAAGGCTGTGACTGCAGGCAACGCGTGGGCCATCGTCTGTCTGATCACTCCGTACAAGGAGTTCCGCGATGTCGCGACTCGGCTCTGTGGTCCAGAGCTTGTGTATCTGCAGAGCAATCAAGAGGAGCGCGTCCGACGAGATCCGAAAGGTCTCTATGCAAAAGCAATCGCCGGAGAGCTTGAAGCAAAGCTAACTGGCTACGACGGCGCGTTCGATGTGCCGGATGAGTCCGAGTGTATGACGGTCACCACCGAAGACTATGCAGCGGCGACGGTGGCAGACATAATTTTGAGCCGAGTGATCGGCGAGAGCTTCACAAAAGGAGGAGGAATCTAATGATCGTGATCAGTGGGTGTCCGCGCAGTGGCACCAGTCTTATGATGGACATCATGCGGGAGACGTTCGGCGAGGGCAGGATCATCGGCGAGAAGTTCCCGCAGGAGAAGCGCATCAAGCGCCAGACTGAAAGGCAGGAAGGCGAGACCGATCAGCAGTGGGCGGTGCGCGAGTACATCATGAACAAGGACGGCAGCAAGCAGAAAGCGCTCGCCGAGTTCGCCGAGACCAAGGACATGAACCCGAACGGGTTCTGGGAGTGCGGTTACACAGTGCGCGGGATTCAGTATGTCCGCCCAGAGAACGCGCCGAAGGCGACGGACATCTGCAAGGTCGTGTCGCAGGGTCTCGCCCAGAGCAACCCCCAGTACATCGACAAGGTCGTCTATATGCTCCGACACCCCAGAGCTGTGGCGAAGTCGCAGGAACGTCTGAAGGGGCGCTTCGGTGGACTGGACAACCCAGAGCGTGGAGGCAAGGAGGTGCGGGAGCACAGCCCGAAGATGTTCGTGCAGGTGACCAAGGCAGCAGCGTCGTGGCTTCGCGCGCACGCGCACGTGCCCGTGCTGCTCGTGGACTTCGACGACCTGATTGAAGACCCCGCCGCTCAGCTGCAACGCGTGCAGGACTTTCTGGGAGAGGGAGACTTCACCCAGTCAGTCAGCCGCATCGAGCCGAAGCTGCGCCGGTCGTATCCGCAGGAGGTGGAGCATCCGCTGTGGGGTCCGGCTGAAGCGCTGTACTCTGCGATGAGTTCGCTCGACTACGACGCGGTGGCCGACGTTGAGGTGCAGCGGGTGGAGCGAGAGAAGCGTCGTGTGTGCGTTCGACTCGGTCGTGCCGTCGTCGACAACGAGTGTGCTCTCTGCAGGGCCGATGCGAACACGCGGAGGAACTACGCGGTGCAGGCCACGAGGAGAGGGATCGCGTGGCAGTCTGAGCCGTGCGTGTACGAGTGCCTCGAAGAAGGCAAGACGATCGAGGAGAGCATCGCGAGCAATCACTGGGCGAACCTCGCCGCGCCGATCGGAGAGGAGTACTGGTGCCCGCGTGCCGGAGCCAAGGTGAACCCCAAGCACTGCGAAGCCTGCAGAGAGTATGACGTGTTCCGCGCACAGCTCAAGCAGGCAGCGGAAGACAAGCTCATCGACTGGAGGAACGAGCCGTGTGTCTACGAAACAAGCGAAGGACCAGAGCCGCACGTGACCGAAGAGCAAAGCATAGCAAGCAACCACTGGCTGTGAGCTGCGTGTACGCGCTCGACCTCGGGGAGCCGTTCCTGAGAGGTCGCCCGTGCATGGGCAACAAGATCGCCTGCGCTCACCCAGAGAACGCGCTGCCGGTAGTGGCAGCGAAGACGTGTTGCCCGACTGGGTGTAGGTGGCACGTCCTGAAGTAGCACGCCGTCGACCGGCACCTGTGGAAGGTCCAGAGTTGCTCCTCCGCCCGAAGCAGGTGCCGGTCATTTCCGCCAGACCTTCAACCGCGCACGCCCCGTGAGCGCTCGCACGCCCGCGCCCGCACGCACGAGAGCGGGTGAGAGCGTGTGGTAGCTGATGGGTCTCTGTGGTGCCCTCTGAAAAACCCCCGCCGGTACTCCCCCCTGTGTGTATGTTCTTTCTTCGTGTGACCTAATTTCTTTTCTTTCTTAGAAGAGAGGAAGAGGTAGTTGCGATGGGTATACCGTGGGGGGAGTACGGGCGGGGGTATTTGCCAAGCAGCGACAGGGCTTATTTAGACAGAATCTAACACGATAGAATTTTCAAAATTCCAACCGGATTTCATTTGCAACCGGGGGGTTTATGTAGTAATCTTAATAGTACCCGAGGGGGGAGCCCCGAGGGCAGGGCCTCAGTCGCCCGACTCGCTCTTTGACAACCTAGCCAACAAGACCTAGCCAAGCGACGACGCTTTCCGCAAGATGCCAGCGATCGCCTCAAGCGATCCGCGAGCCATCACCTGCCGGTACACGGCGCGGCCAAACACACGACACGATCGGTGAGGCCGAGACAGCCAGCCCGCACGACGACAAGCGCGCCCCGCAACTCACGGGGCAACCTGCGAAGAACCTCGGCCAAGGTCTCAAGGCGAAGACACCGCGTGAGGCGGGGGTTCACAACTCTGCCCAGTCACGTATCGGTCGGTCAGGCTTCACCGGGAGAAGCTACTCCGCCCAGCACGGCAACGCGTCCGGCTGGAGTACGGGGGGAGGTTGCACCGCATAGACCTCCGCGCAGAAAGCGGTGCCATTCAACATCGAGCGCGATGCAGTGCCAGAGCCGCCAACCTGCAAACCGTGGAGAGCCTAGCGCTCGCCAGATCCGCCGGAGGAGACAGCCGGTGACAAACCACGGTCCCTGCCCCACAAGCGAGACGGGAGTCGGTTGGTTCAATACATGGGCAACGAAGGTAAAGCTGCACCGCGTGGATGCTCGACTAGGATGGTGGGACACCCGAGAGGAAATCGAATACGCGACCGCGCTACAAAAGAGTGGGTCGCGTAAGCCGTGCCGTGGTGGGCACGACCTGACGAGACAGCTACTCTCGATCCAAGAGAAGGAGGACTTTATGTCTACATTCACAAAAGGCGCATACAAGGCACACATCGTTCGGGAAATCTACGCGGGTGCAACCAAGGTTGTCCGCAAGGTATCGAAGGATGGGATCACCAAGGCGGTCCTGCAAGAGGTCGTCGACACGTACGAGAACCTGAAGCTCAAGAAGGTGGGCAAGGGCGAGTACGCGATCCTCGTGTCCTAGACGCCAAGTCGAAACGCTCCGCCCATGTGCGGGGCGTACGTCCACCGTGGTGGGTGGGCGCTGACGAGACAGCCACTCGATGGAGAACGAAGGAGGACGTTATGAGTAAGAGCAAGAAGAGCAAGACCGGTCTGCAGTACTTCGCAAAGGTCAAGGGTCAGCGCGGCTACCTCGCGTTCAACGTCGAGGAGTGCGAGACCTGTGGTGGGACGACGCAAGCGGCAAACGCCGTCAACCTCCACGAGACCGCCAAGAAGCTGCAGTCGTTGGGGATGACGAAGTGGGATGGCTCACTTCCCCCAGAAGCGTGGTACGACGATGAGTCGAACCAGTGCAAGTGTGAACTGTGTGACGTTGATGAACCCACAAAGGAGGAAACTATGACTACGACCAAAAAGACCAACAGCAAGAGCAAGAAGACCAGCAGCAAGAAGACCGCGAAGAGCAACCCCAATTTCCACAAGGGCGCGCTCAAGGCCCACGTGGTTCGGGCTATCTTCGCCGGTGAAACCTCGATCGTTCGGGAAGTCGACGAAGACGGCGTGATCAAGACCGTCTTTGCCGAGCTTGTCGAAACCTACGAGAACCTGAAGATCAAGAAGGGCAAGAAGCAGTGGACCCTTCTGGTCGCGTAGGATCAAGTCGAATCGCCCCGCGCATCTGGGGCGACGTCGCACCGTGGTGGGTGCGGCCTGATGATGACAGCCAAACGAAGGAGGACACATGGGCGAGATCAAGATGGTCTTTGACTACATCGTAAGCGTGGTGATCGGTTGGACCCTGTAGAAGGAGGACAGTATGAACGCACCGAAGAAGCAGCAGGACGTGACAGTGTACCGTGACCACCAGAGTGGGGTCGGGTATTCGTATCAGGTCTACATCGACGGCGAAGCGATGGGGAGCTATCTGGAGAGCGACGAAGAGCTTCAGCAAATCGTCGGTCCCGACTTCGACTTTGAAGCCGATGTTGTTCAGGGCCTGAGCTACTAGAAAGAAGGAGGACACTATGAAAGCGAAGAACGGACGGAAGCGATTGGAGAAGTACCTGAGTGTGCAGCAGTACAAGGCGCTGAGTCGCCTGTGCAAGGGCGAGGAGCGCGAGTACTTCGCCGAGATGTTGGATGAACTCGCGACCCGCGTCGAGACCATGCCGAAGATCTACGAGCAAGACGGCAAGGGCGACGACGCGATCGTGTACCTGCACTACTTCACCGGCGGGTACGACTGGTACATCACCGAGATCAGCGGCGACGAAGGCTTCGGCCTGTGCTGCATCTTCGAGCGTGAGCTTGGGTACGTGAGCATTCCCGAGCTGACCAAGGTGGGTGCCGAGTTGGATCTGCACTGGACCCCGAAGCGTCTGGGCGACGTCAAGCCCTGCGCAGTCTAATCCGAAATGCCCCGCGCATCTGGGGCATATGCTCGACCGTGGTGGGCGAGCACTGATGAGGAAGCCAAACGAAAGAAGGAGGACACTATGACTACGAGCAAGAAAGCAACCAACCGGAAGAAGCAGGTCAAGGCCAAGAGCAGCAAGCCCAAGGTGGGTGACTACGTTGTGCTGAGTTCGGGCAACGATGGAGACGTGTACCGTGTTGCAGGCAAGCCGGACGAAGGCGGTCTGTGGAAGCTGAGCAAGATCGGCTACACTTGGGGCGACAAGTACAAAGCGGTCGAAGACTTCGAGGTTATCACCCAGTCGCACCAGTTCAGCTATCAGCACAAGCTCGTGACCCTGACCAAGGTGGGCGAGACCACGAGCGAAGGCGTTGTGGTCCTGACCAACACCGTGACCGCGAGCATCGGTGACGAGATCAAAGACATCAACACCAAGTGGCTGACCCGCCGCACCAACGCGATCCCCTGCCCCGAGTGCAGCAGTGGGTACGGGCACACCAACAGCGACGGCGAAGCGAAGAAGTGTCCTGCCTGTACGCACAAGGCAGCGACAGCGATTGCGAAGGTCGCGCTCGAAGCGCAGGTGTCCGAGATCAACGACGTCGATCTGATCTCGGTCTCCGCCCCGCGTCGGCCTGAGCAGTGCAGCTTCAAGCTCAAGGTGGGCGAGTACGTGTACAGCTGTGAGAAGGACGGACCGTACAGCTACGGCACCGAGTATACGTACGAACGGAAGGCGAACTACAGCCGCAGCACGCAGCCGAGCTGCAAGAGCCTGAAGGGTCTGCTCTCAAGCATCAAGCGCGACATCGCGAAGAAGGCCGAGCAGGAAGAGGAACGCGCAGCACGTAACGCCAAACGGGCGCAGGAAGCGAAAGAGCTGAGCGACGTCATCGGTCGCGAGACGGAGAGCAGCTATCGGGCGAACCTGACCAAGACGGTGCAGGTCGACCGCGACGAATCCGACGAGTACACGATCGAGATCGAGAAGCTCACGGCTGACAAGGCGAAGGAACTGATCGCCCTGCTCAAGACCGGCGGCTTCATCAAGGACGAAGAGCTTGGTCAGCAGTGCAGCCACAAGAGCTGCAAGCGTTGGGTCTTCGCCGAGAGCGGCAAGTGCTTCATCCACGAAGACGACGAAGACGACGAGTAGAAAGGAGACCCTGATGGGTGTGTTCAACAAGAAGAACATGCTGACCGCCGCCGCGCTTCTGGCGGCGAGTGAGCAACGCAAGAAGCGAACCGCGTCCGCTCCGCCCCCTCGACCCCAGAAGGGTGGGGGCGGCTGCGCGACGTGCGTCGTGTACACGGTGATCGGTGCGCTTGCAGCGATCCTTTTTCTGGCAGCGATTACGGGAGGATGGAAATGACTAAGAAGAAGGAAGAGACCAACAGCGAGTTTGTGTGCAGGTTGATGGATTACTCAAAAGGAGGGGCGTTGACACAGCTGTTCATCTTGAAGGCAATGGAGTACTACGCCAAGGACGTTGAAGCTATGGGAGAAGACGATTGGCCGAAGGGTCATCTGATCAACCTCGACGCGTGGAAACGCGTGGCGACAGACGTACTCCAAGGATTGGAGGAGCACTATGAAAAACAACTTGGCTGACCCGCTACCGTTCGGACCTTGGAAGAAGGCACTGTTCGACGAGTTCAGAACCCGACGAAGAAAGGAGAGCGACATGGCATTGACGACAGGACTGGAGTGGGACATGCGCGAGATCAACACCCGCGAACTGGGTCAGAGGCAGCGCATCGATGACAGCCACGTGTGGGCGCGGATCTGGATCTGCCCAGACACCTGCGACTACATCTGCCAGATCACCTGCAGCGATCGGATCCTGCAGGAGGGGCGGGCGGTCTGCTTCGGCGAAGCCGTGCAGCTGATCGAAGCGCTGTACCGTTGCGTGAGCTAGAAGGAGGAGGACATGGCACGACGCCAAACGGAAGAGGTGAAGAAGTTCCTGCGGATCGGCAAGCGTCGACTGTATGAGGTGCGCGTGATGGGCGTGTTCGTCGGTCACCGTGAAGGCAGCGACGCCACGATCCGCAAGCAGGTGAAGGACACGTACAACACCAACGCGGTGCGCCTGAAGAAGGTGTGGGAAGTAGAAAGGAGAGGACGCGATGGAAGTGAAGATTAGCAAGATGACCGGCAAGCTGTACGGGGTCGATGCAGTGAACACTAGCCCGCTCGACAATGGGTGGTGTCGGTCGATGGAGTTGGTGCCGGACGCCGACCACGTCTGCGTCGAGTGCTTCAGCTTCGCGATGCTGCGAGGCAGTCGCAAGAACTGCAGAGCATCGTGGGCGAAGAACGGCGAGGTGCTTAGCGAAGGACCGCTCAAGTTCGTGCCGTTCTTCCATACGTTCCTTGGTCGCTTCAATGGACACGGGGAACTGATCAACCGACAGCACGCGGCGAACCTGTGCACCATCGCCCGCCACAATCCGCAGACGCGATTCGCGCTGTGGACGAAGCGCGTGGATCTGGTCAAGCGGCTGCGTCGCCCGAAGAACATGTGGCTGATCTACAGCAACCCCAGAATCGACGCGCCGATGGAGAAGCCGCCGCGCCCGTTCGACAAGGTGTTCAACGTCGTGCGGAGCGACGGCCCGTACGCGGACCGCATCAACTGCGGGCCGTGCAAGTGTGTGGAGTGTGAGCGTTGCTACTCTGAAGGGTGCGACGTTATTTTTGAAGCGCTGAAGAAGCGCAGCTAGGAGGACGACTATGAACATGGTATGGATGAACGAACTTAGTGCACTGGAAGCGAAGCGCAACCGTGAAGGGCTGACGGATCTGGAGAAGCAGCGTCATGCTGAGCTGCACCGTCTGCTCGACGAGGAGAAGGAGAAGGAACAGCAGGAGCTGAAGGCTGTGATCAAGGCCGAGTCCAACGTCGTGCCCGATGATCAGGCCGCAAGCGTCGAGCTGAAGAGCACGCCGATCGTGTGCGACAATACCCTGCCCGCTGACCTGCAGAACCCGAACAAGGAGGAGACTCCCGAAGGCATCGAGCATATCGGCACGATCCAGATCGCTGCGCAGGACATCGAGCCGCAGCTGCACGATGTGCAGTACGGCATCAAGTCGCAGATGGGCAAGCTCGTGGCTGTGATGTTCGCCATGAACAAGAGGATCAAAGAACTCGAAGAGAAGGTCGACAGCGCCAAGGTGACCGAAGAGGATGCGCTGCACAATGCGATCGTCGAAGCGCTTGAGAACAGTCACCCGCTGCAGCGCAAGATCGAGGCGTCTGTGGAGAAAGAAGTGGACTATGCGATCGACAACATAAGTTGGGGAGACGTGTTCTACAACAACAGCATCGAGGACTACGTCGACATAGACAACATTGCCGACAAGGTCGTCGATAACGTGGACTGGACCGACATCTGCCGCGACACGCTCAGCGACATGGACATGTCCGAGTACGTGGGCGACATCGACGAGATCACCGGCAAGGTGGTCGACGCGATCGTTGAAAAGCTGACCAACTAGAAAGGAGCACTGCATGAGTTTGATATATGAACCCCGTGGTAAGGCGAGGGAGTACAGCCCCCTCGCCTTGAACCTGTACACCGGATGCAAGCACGCGTGCCGGTACTGCTACGCGCCGAGCATCATGCGACAGAAGCTGCACGTGTGGGCGAAGAACATGAAGATCAGGGGCGGCGACGAGAAGTCGCTGCTCAATTCGCTCGACCGCGAGGCGGCACGCATGGCAGGCGACAAGCGTGACATCCTGCTGAGCTTCATGACTGACCCGTACTGTACCCCAGAAGCAGCAGCCACGACGCGAAAGGCGCTGACCATTCTGGAGGCGCACAAGCTGCGGGTGCAGGTGTTGACCAAAGCACCGAGCAGGGCGAAGGCTGACTTCGACATCATCGCCCGCAACGGTTGGAAGATGGCGACGACGCTCGGCTTCTACAGCAAAGCGAAAGCGAAGCAGTGGGAGCCGTACGCGGACAGCCCGCTCGTGCGGATCAACGCGATGAAGGAAGCAGCATCGCAAGACATCTTCACGTGGGTGAGCGCGGAGCCCATCATCTTTCCAGAGGAAGGGCTGAAAGCGATCAAGGCTCTGGCCGGATACATCGACCTGATCAAGATCGGCAAGCTCAACCATAACAAGGCGCTTGAGTCCCGCGTCGACTGGGGCAAGTTCCTCGGCGATGCGGAGGCGCTGCTGCACGGGACGTACACGCGGTGGTACGTCAAGAAGGATCTGGAGAAGCACCGCAACACAGACAAGCTCGATGGTCAGTTGACCTTCGAGGAGTTGGAGAAGTTCGGCAGCGTGTGAGCGACGGGAGACGCGAGCAGCTGACCTTTAACCTTTTGGAAACGGAGGAAGTAAAATGGCACATGGTCTTGAAGAACGTAATGGTCGTATCGAAGCAGCATTCGCAGGACAGGTTCCGTGGCACGGTCTGGGTATGCAGACGCAGCAGCGCATGGCACCGATGGAGGCGCTGACCCTCGCGGGCATCGACTGGGAGGTCAAGAAGTTCCCGACCTTCTTCCAGAGCGGTCCCGACAACCGGCTGACGCAGGTCCCTGAGAACTTCGCCACGGTGCGCACGGACACCATGGAGCCGCTCGGCTCTGTGGGCCCGCTGTACACGGTCCTGCAGAACCGCGAGCAGGCGGAGTTCATCGAGGCGCTTGTCGGCAAGGGCGCAGTGGTCGAGTGCGTGGGTGCGCTCTTCGGTGGCAAGCGGATCTTCTGGACGGTCAAGAGTCCGGCGGACATGATCGTCAAGGATGACCGGTACGAGGACCGCGTGAAGAAGTACCTGATCTTGTACAACAGCCACGACGGCAGCGGCAGCTTCCGCGCCTTCTGGAATCCGGTGCGGGTCGTCTGCAACAACACGCTGAAGATCGCGCTCGGCAACACGAGCGACGGCGTGTGCATCCGCCACACCAGAAGCATCAAGGCACGCATGAGCGAAGCGGAGCGGCTGCTTGGTATGGCGAAGCAGTTCTACGAGAACGCCCAGATCACCTTCGACGCCATGGCAGCGAAGGAGCTTGACCGGCGGGACTTCACCCAGTACCTTGACGCGGTGTTCGGCTCCGAGGTCGACGAGGAAGGCAAGCCCGTGAAGAAGGTGCAGGAGATCAAGTCGGAGGTGGCTGCGAACCTCGAAGCAGAGCAGCACGCCACAGGCAAGCAG